TTATCCTCCAGTTTTTGCTACCCCTTTAATCGGGTTAGCAACCTTTGTTCCTGCTTCATCCACTTGAAGGGCCTTCATCGCCTGCCCAGCAAGCTTCTTTTGTTCCGCCCCTTTGGTGTAGCGGGCGACTTCGCTTTCCGTGGCATGTCCAGTAATGGCTTTGATCTGCTGGTTCGTGCATCCGGCTTCGGCGAGTCGCACGGCGATCGCTTTGCGGAGACCATGAAGCGAGCACTCGGCCAAACCCGCCTCATCGCAGCGATCCCGCATCCAATTGCCGAAGCCGGCGGCGGTGAAAGGCTTGCGAAACTCGGTCAGCAGGAACGCGGGCGCGCCCTTCGGGAGATCGGCGATCAAGGCCCATAAGTCCGGATGGATTGGAAGCTCAAGGCGGGCATTGGTCTTCTGTTGCTTGACTTTGATCCTATCGCCGATAACGTCATGCCAGCCCATGCGAACGACGTCAGAACGCCGGGAACCGGTGTAAAGGGCCAGCGCCATCGCAAGCCGCGCCTTGCTGCCCACGGGATGAACGGCTTCAAACCGCGCAATTTCGTCTTCGGTCCAGGTGTGGAAGCCGTCACTCTTGACCTTGAAGCCCTTCATGCCGGTCGTCGGATTGTCCTTCCGCATGCCGATATCGACGGCAAAGTTCATCAGCACTTTCAGTCGCTTGAGCAGGTTGTTTGCGGCGCTCTTGCGGTCATCCATCTTGCCGAGAATGGCCTTCAGGTGGACCCGTTCGAGGTCCTTTACCTTGCGTGATCCGTGTTCTTCACAGAAGCGCTCAAGCTGCTTGCGGTAGACCGTCCGACTTGTCGGGGCGAGTCCAAGGAAATCGGGTGACTTGAGGTAGCGCGAGACGAGGTCGGCCATGGTACCGGGGACGATACGCGACGCCCCGGCTTCTGGCGCGGCCGGCGCGGCACCCTCCAAGGCCTTGTGGTAAGTGGTCCAAAATTCTTCCGAGTACAGCGGGAGAGGAAGCGGGGTGCTGGAGCACCCCGGTTTCTTGAAATAGACGCGTGTCTTGCCGTGTCGGTCCTTGTAGATGTGGACGTAACGCGGCTTCTTGTAGCTAGGCATTCGTCAAAACCTCGTCCCACGAATTTGGTTCAGTGGAACCTAAGGTCTTCTCGCGGATTTCGGCGTGCTTCCGGGTCATTATGCGAAAAGTTCCATCGGGATGATACTTCACCGACACGGGCTCTTCGCCGATGCTCTGCAGCAGCTTCCATTGCGCGAGAACATCCGCCCGATTGTGCGTGAGCTTCTTGCGCGGCATCAGATACGACCCCCCTCTTCTTCACCGTATTCATAGCCGGATTCCTCGATAATCTGCACATATCGCCTTGCAGTTTCGGTGAAAAAGGCCTCTTCAACGCGCTTTGTATGATCTTTTCTCATCAGCCGCATGGCGATCTTGAGCGCTTCTGCCTGCCGTCGCCCATGCCGGCTTCGCACAGCAGAAAGCATTGCTTTTTTCTGCTCTTGCAGCGCGTCAATCTGCTCTTCGGCCCTTCGCCAATTTGCGTAAAACTGCGCCACAAACCCCGAGGGTAGGTCTTCGGAAAAATCCCATTCCTGCCCCTCGCGCGCGTACGTGGCGCGCTGCGCGCGTGAGGCTTCGTCAAAATCCTCATTGGTCTGCATGTCGCTCCCCATCGGTCGAAGCCTCTCGCTTGTCGCTGATTGCCTCAAAGACGATCGCCGCACGCGGAAGACCAAGTTCCTTGGCTTTGGATTTCGCTGCTGCAATTGCTTCCTCTCGGGACGGCCCTTCATAGAAGTCGGCACCAGTTACACCTACAGAAGCAGTGTAAAACTCGACACCGAGAAGGTTGCAGTGCGTAATCAGTATCCGCACGGGGTCTTCTCGCATCGCGGTTTCCACAAGACCGCGGATTTCAGCGGTCATGGAACGGCGATTTCCTTCCGCGCGAGCGGAAAGCCAAAGCTTCTCCGCACTCGATAACCGGATTTTCAAATCGTGGGTTTGCACAAGCAGCTCCATGAGGGGTATTTATACCCCTTTGAGGGTACTTGCCGCGGAGTCTTGATGTCAACCCCTCGGAGGGGTATCAATGCCCCTATGAGAGACAATCCGCCCGATATGAAGCTCCGCCTGTCACCATCAATGCGCCAAAGCATTGAGGATGCAGCGAAGCATAACAAAAGAACCATGACGGGCGAGATTATTGCCCGACTTGAGTGGAGTTTCGAAGAAGAGAAGAGGCGCTCTTCGGAGAGCCCGCTGTTCGCGACTCTAAAGAAAATTTCAAAGAATTCTATCGAAGAGCGTCTCGTCGATTATGGGCAGCGCATAGAAGCGCTTGAGGCCAAGGTCCGGGATTTGGAGAAGAAGCCGTGAGCAAGGGACCGGGTCACGTCCAGCGCACGGTGCTGATGGCCCTGTCGCACCGCCCCGGTCAGTGGCGTTCTTTGACGTCGCTCGTGATGGAAGCGTTTCCAGGCGAGGAATACGAGCCCAAGCGCCGTTCGTCAGTCCTTCGCGCTTGCCGCAAGCTGGCCCCGCACGTTGCCGCTCGCACGGACCACCACGGCCAGGGCAAAGGGCGGGAGACTTTCTTCAAGTACGTGCCTCCCGCCTGATCGCAGGCGGATAAGTGTTGTCTGCAATGATTGCATGAGCCTCAATTATTCCGGGCTCCCGCCCGTTGGGCGATGGCCTGGGCTTGGGCGGCCTGCTGAATGGAGCTCCGCCGGAAGGTGTCAGGCCGGCGGCTGTCCAGCACCTTGCCGACCTCGCCCGCGATGTTCTGAGCGAGGCGGTTGCCCTGCGGATTGCCGGAGACGGTCACGTTCAGGGTTGGGGCATAGGTGTTGCTGTTGGCGAAGCTGCCGCCACGGACGAAGCCGCCCTCAGCGAACGCCGGGACATGGCCGGAGTTGATCGCCTCAAGCAGGGCGCCGTGTTTCCGCGCGGACTTGGCGTTCACCACGAACTCGCCGTTGGACAGCATGGCAGGGATGGTGTCGGAGGTGGCGGTGCCGGGTCCGCTGACCTTGCCGCCCTCGGCAAAGCCGGCGAACAGCCCGCCGAACCCGGAGAACATGCCTCCGAAGCCGCCACCCGGCGAAGCCATGAGCTGCTGAACCAGTTGGTTGATGGCGCCTCCGAACTGGCCGGCGGCGGGAACGCCCTGCATCATCGATCCGGCCAAGCCGGTGACGCTTTGCGTCATGCCGCCGATGTTGGGCACGGCGGAGGTGGCGGCCGTGGTGACGGACTGCAACGGCTGCTGCATCGATTGCGTGGCCGTGGTCGCCTGCTGCATCTGCTCTTGCAGGCGGCGCTGGGCTTCGATCTGCTCCTGAATGACGCGCTGCTGCTCAATGGCGTTCTGAGCGGCATCCGGGACCGGTGCCGCCGGCTGCGGGGCCGGCTGAGCCGGCATCGGCTGCGGGGTCAGGCCGTTCTGCCGCTGATAGAGCTGGTAGCCGGTTTCCCATTGCTCATCGGACATCGGGAAGCGCCGCCCGGCCTCATGAGCTGCCGCTTCCTTGGCCAAGGCCATCGCCTTGTCTTTGTCCTTCAGGATATCGGCAAGCGGCGAGTCGAGGTCGGAGCCCGTCACCCGCGCAAGCCGGTTGGCGTAGGTCTGCGAGAAATTGCCGCCCGACCACTTGTCGACGGCTTTTCGCAGGTCCCACCCCCGCGCGGCATACCGGTTCAACAGGTCGAATTGCGCGGCGGCACCGGCCTCCGGGGTCGGGAAGATGGCGGCGTTGTTCCCCTGCCCGAGCCCGTCGTTCAGCGTTTGCCGGCCGAGCACGCCATAGGTCTTCTGCCAAGGGGCAAAGCCCATGGCGCCGGGATTGTTCGTCCGGATCGAAGCCGGGATGGATTTGTCAAAGGCGTTGGCCGGCATCAGCCCCGTCAGGTATCGGCTCATCTCGCCGTTTGACGCCGGAGGCTGAGGGATCGGCATCGGCGGCCGAGGAACCGGCGTCGGCGGCACCTCCGGGGCGGTGACCTGGGGGGTGATGTTCTGCGGGGGCGCGATCTTCGGCGCCGGGGTCTGCGGGGCCTGCACCTTCGGCACCTCGATGACCTTGGTCACCTCGCCGGCCTTGTTCGTTTCGAACAGCTTCGTCGTCTCCGACGTGGCCGGCTTGGTGAGCGACGGCGCCGAGGGCGTGGCCGACGTGGTGCCCGGCAAGCCCGCGCCGGTCACGTTGGTGCCGTTCACCACCACGCTGCCGGCGGTGACGGCCATTGAACCGGTGCTTGAGGGCACGCCAAGGGCGGCAGCGGCCTGAGAGGCTTGGGCGGTGACGGCCGGAGCCGTGGACGCCGGGGTTTGCGTCGGGAACAGCGTCTGACTGAGCGAGCCGAAGACGTTGCTGTCCTTTGGGAAGATATTCTTCCAAAGCTGATCGAAGCCCATGTCGAACAGCTTGTCGGCGATCTTGCCGATCGCGTTCGACAACGCCTCCGCCGGGCTCTTGCCCTGCACCAGGTCCTTGATGAAGCCCTTCATCGCGTCCTTGGACGAGGATTCCAGCTCCTTGGCCTTCTGGGCTGCCTCTTCCTGCGACTTGGCGAGGTTCTTGGCCTCTTCGCTGGCCTTCACGTAGGCGTCGGCGAGCTGTTCGATGTTGGACTTGATTTCGGAGGTGACCTGAACGCCAGCCTGTTCGGCGGCCGTCAGCAGGCGGTGCGCGACCTCGGCCTTTTCGGCTGCGGACTGCTGCTGCTCCAGCGAGCCGGTGACGGCGCGGCGGGCTTCCGTCTGGGCTTGAAGCCCGGCGATCTGGTTCTGAACCTGCTTGACTTGGTTGGTGAACTCCTTGGGCAGCGGGTTCGCCGTGGGTGTGTCGACACTGTCGATGGCCGGGGCAGCCTTCGACTGTTGGGCTTCGGTTTTCTCCCGCCCGGCGGCGCGGGCGTTGGCCTTGTCACGCCAGTTGCCGAGAGCTTCGCCGATCCGGTCACGGGTCATGCCCTGAAGGGCTTCGGTGTATGCCTTGCCTGCGGCTTCGCCCGCGCCCTTGAAGGTGTTTTCGATCCGGCCAAGATCAATGTTGCCGATCAGGTCGAGGGTAACGCCAACGTGGCTGCCGAGGGAATTGATCGCCTCGATCGCGGCGTTGACGCCCTGAACGACGGTGTTCAGCGCCGTTTCCGTGCCGGCGATCAGCCCGTTGAGCGCATCCAGAATGGCTTCGGCAACGGCCGGGTCCAGCTTTTCGAAGGTGATCAGGATGACGTCATAGGCCAGCTTGAAGCTGTTGATGATCGTGTTCGCCGCATCCTTGGTGGTGGCGATGATGTCGTCAAAGCTGATGTTGGCGCCGCCGAGCGCGTCGCTGATGACGTTGACGGCGTCCAGGAAGGCGGTGCTGGCAACCCGCGAGGCTTCTGTGAAGCCGTCCTTGATATCGTCGAGGGCGACGCCCGCATAATCCTGAAGGTTGGCCAGATCGCCTTCAATCGGCTTGATCTTGTCGCCGAACGCCGCAAGGCCGACCACGGCCCCGCCGGCTGCCACCGCAAGCAAGGCGAACGGATTGGTGGCCAGAGCCGCCGTTTGCGCGACGGCCACGCGGGCGAGCGCGGGAACATACCGGCTCAAGAGCACGGCGGCGGCAGCGGCTGCGGCCTTGGCCGCGGTGTCGATGTTGTCGGCCAGAAAGATCGTGCCGTTCGCGAACGCCGCGCCGGCTCCGGTGGCCTCATTGAGCTGGCCGATATAGGCCATGAAGGCGTTGCGCAGGATCACCATGCTGTCCGTCATGGTGGCCGGCATGCTGTCGGCTTCCTCGCGCAACTTGGCAAGCTGGCTGACCAGGGCCTGAACAAGCGCATGCGAGGTGATCTTGCCCTGTTCGCCGAGGGTGCGGAGCCCGGAAACTGTCGTGCCGAGGGAGTCGGCGAGAGCCTGGGCAACGCGGCCCCCGGTGCCAATCACCGTGTTCAGTTCGTCGCCCCGCAAGCTGCCCAACGCCATCGCCTTGGACAGCGCGTCGCTGACGCTCGCGGCCCGCTCGCCCTTGGCGCCGGACACCACGAGGGCATTGTTCAGGGCTTCGGTGTAGTCGAGCTGGGTTTGCGTCGAATAGCCGAGGTCTTTCAGCGCCCGGCTGTTGGCGACGAACGCTTCGGTGGTGGTTTCGATGCTCGAATAGGTTCGCCGGGCCACGGACTGAAGACGCGCCATCACGGCCGCGCCCTTCTCCTGTGAACCGGTCGCGATGTTGACGCGGGCGTTCAGATCGGTCCAGGCGTCGGCGAGCGTGCGCAGCTCGTTCAAGCTGAGTCCCACGCCGATCGTGCCGAGCATCCGGTTGATGTTGTTCCCGGTGTTCGCAAACGCCTGCTCCAGGCGAGCCGCCGACTGCTTGGCGCGGCGTTCGATGCTGCCGAACTGAGTGTCGGCGGTGCGCGTCGCGCGGGCGAACGCCTTCTCGAAATCGTTCAGCCGGGCTTCCAGCGAGACGACAAGGGCTTCAGTGTTCCCGGCCATGATCAGGCATCCTCAATTCGCGTCGGTTCATGCAAGCGTTTGCATGGCGTCAGAAGACCAGAAGGCCGTCCGGCCGTTCGTCGCTGTCATAGATCGATCGGGTGTCCTCGCCGGTGGCGGCGCGGGCGACGGCCATCGCGGCAGCAACGGCGCCGTCAATGCGGTCCTTGCTCTTGCCCTTGTGAAACGCCTTGTTGCCGGCCTTGTCGGTCTCGACGGCGATGTTGTCGAAGTTCCACCGGAGCACCGGGTGCCCGCCGTGCCGGAACTTGTGGCCGACGATGGCGCGTTCAAGCTCCTTGATGGCCGGGGCCATGGTCACCCACCCCTGACGCATTTCGACGGCGGGATAGCCATCTTCACGGAGGTTGTTCAGCATGTTCCGGGCGAGGTGCGGGTCGAAGGCGATCTCGCGAACCTGATACCGCTCGCACAAATCGCGGATGGTGTCCTCAACGGCGCGGAAGTCGACGACATTTCCGGGTGTCGGCTCGATGAAGCCCTCTTCAGCCCACAACGGATAGGGCACGCCGTCGCGTTCAGCCCGGCGTTGCAGGTTGTCGGCGGGGCAAAAGAACCAGGGATGGACGATGTAGCCGTCTTCTCCGTTGCGCCACGCGGCGACGATCACCGTCAGATCGGAGTTCGACGACAGGTCGACGCCCAACCAGCACGGTTCGTGCTCCAGGTCCGCAAGGTCGAACGGCTCGGCGCCTTTGTCATAGATGATCATGTCAACGAACGGGTCGGCCGAATGGTCGAGCCAAACATTCAAGTGGAGCTGGCGGAAGGCATCCCGCTCGGCCGGACGCTGAGCGGCTTCACGGGCGAGCTGGCGGAGGCCGTGCAGGTCGGGGTAGCCGTAGGCCAAGCCGGGGTTGGCGGCCTGCCACACGGCCTCATCCTGCCAATCTGCCTCCCGCGGCGTTTCGAACAGGATCGGCAGGGTTGCCGGGTCCTCAATCTCGCCGCGGGCCACCTTGCGGGCGTAGTCGATCACGTCGAAGGCGATGTTCTCCTGTCCCCGCCCGGCGGTGGTGATCACGACGGAGAGCGAGCCGGGAACCTTCACGAGGCCCGTCCGGATCACGTCCCAGAGGTCGCGCTTCCGCCATGCGTGGATTTCGTCCACCAGCGCGAAGACCGGCGTTCGCCCGTGTTGGGTGCCGGCGTCATTCGACAACGCCTCCAGGAACGAGCCGTTCGGGAACGTGATGCGGTTCTTGTATTCCTGCAACTTGACGTGCTCGCTGGCGTCGAAGCGGCGGGAGGCCTGCCCCTTCCGCCACATGAAGCCGCCGGCCTCGATGATGCCCTGCACCTCCCGGAAGCCGATCTTGGCTTGCTTCTGATCGGAGGCGGCAAAGATCACCTCGCCCCCCGGAACAGCCTCCGGGCCATCGGTGTGAAGCAGGGACAGCGCGCCCCCCAAGCTGGTCTTGCGGTTGCCGCGAGGGAGCAGCAGGACGACGTTCCGCACGATCCGCTGGCCGCGTTCGTCGCACGGACCGTAGATTTGCCGAACGATGCGTTCCTGCCAGGGGTCGAGCTGGAAGGCCTGCTCCGGCAACCGTGATTTCGGGTGCTTCAGCCGGCGGAGATAATCCACGGCCCGTTGCCCGTATCCGAAGGGGTCGGCGATTTCGGGAAACGGGTTGGTGTTCGTCCGGGCCTTCTTCTTGATGATGATGGCCATGGGTCATGTCTCGCCATGCGCGACGCATCGCAGCTCCAGGCCCTCGCGCCGGCCAAGCTCCTTGACCTCCTTCAGGTCGAAGATGCGGCCGTCATGGCGAACGCGATCGGCCAGCGTGATGCCGTCCAGATAGCGGATGCGGAAGACCACGGCGGTTTGAGTGGCCATTCCAAACGTTTGCATGAACTCTTCGGTGGTCGATTGGATGAGCTGGGCTCGCACGGTGGCGAATTCGGTCCACGCCTCCACCGGCGTGCCGTAGTCGTCCACGGCGGTGGTCGCCCGCTCCAGCACAATGACCTTGTCGAGCTTTCCGGCCCTCATGACGTGCTATCCAATCGTTTGCATAACGGCTTCGACCGAGGCGACGCCGTGGGCGTGGATGCCGTCCGCATCGCGCATGAAGCGGGTGCTGGTCACCACCACGTCGGCAACATGCAGCCCGGACACCGTCCAGAACGGCGCTGCCAGCGCTTCGCGGATTGCCCCCGTGATCAGCTTCACGCCGGCAAGGCCGGCTTCCTTCTGCCAAACGTGAAGGTCGGCGAAGACGCGGTACCGGTTCCGCGACAGCCCCTCATCCGGCAGGGTCTGGCCTTCGCCGATCAGGATGCAGGGGAACACCTCCGGCCGGGCGTTGCGGTCGAGGATCGCGGTGGCCGGAACCAGCGCGGTCACGGCGGCCGTGGCCACGAGTCGTGTACGAAGCGCGAGTTGCAGGACAAGCGACGGCTCCATCATGCCCCCCAATTCTCGCGCACTGCCTTGCGGATGGCCCGGCGGAGGCGGTTGCGGATGCGCTTGCGGGTGAGCCGGTATGCCGGCCAGAAGAACGGGTTCGCCGGCATGTCCTTTGTGCCGTACTCCTGCCCGAGCGCGTAGTCGTAGGACGCATCCGCCCCGTCGCGCACCGGCTTGGTGGTGAGCGGGCCACCTGCGGCAACCTTGATGCTGAGTTCGTCCTTGCCCGGCTCGGTGCGGATGCTGCTTCGCAGCGTGCCGTCTTCCACCGGGACAAGCGTCTTCATCCGGTCGGCGAGTTCATCGGCCGAGCGCACCAATGCCGGCCGCACAGCGGCCCGAACAGCGGCGGGAATGGCCTGCATCCGCCGCTTGAGGCGGTCGGTCTGGGCGCTCAAAACACGTACTCCCGGTATGGCGCCAGGAGGTCGAACAGGCCCGGCGAGACGTCGGTGATGTTGACGCCGACCAGCGTGGCTTCCCGGTTCTCATAGAGGTGCGCGACAAGCTGCCGGACGGCTTCCTTGATTGGTTCGGGCAAGGGATCGAATTCGGCGAGCGGCTTGCCGACAAAGGCGCCGATCCACGCTTCCGCCGCCGCGATCTTGTCCGCGATCAGGACGTCATCGGCCGCGAGGGTGACGTTGGCGTGGGCCTTGAAGTCCTCAACCGTGATCGCAGGCATGATCATATTCCTTCAATAGGTCTTTCTCCCCGCGCAAATCGCGCAGAGAGGGGAGCGCGCCGGTCCCCAGTCGCCCTGTAAAAGTCTCTCCACACCCCCCATATGACCTCCGCAACGCTAGGAGGTGTCTATGGTTGGCATTGATCGGCATACGGGCAAGATGATCGAACGCCCGGAGCATATTATTCAGTCCATTGAAGTTATTCTGACGACGCCTGTTGGAACCCGCGTTATGCGAAGGGAATTGGGAGTCGCATTTCTCGACGAAGACGGCTCCTTCAAGGCTGGTACTTCCGCCGAAGACATCGCTCGCGATGCTTTGTCGACACTGGAGAAATACGAGCCCCGCATTCGCAACATTTCCGTGATCCCCGAAATGGTTGCCGGAGAACTCCACGCAATCAACGTTGAGTACACGGACATTGAGGAAGGGGTCGCCAGGAAGACGACGGTCAAGTTTCGCTAG